TGGCAGCTACACTGGAAACGGAAATGCAGATGGTACGTTTGTCTACACAGGGTTCAGGCCAGCTTGGATTATGATAAAATGGTCTAACGGCAGCCAAGATTGGACTGTATTTGACAATAAAAGACCGGGCTTTAACGAAACAGATAAATATTTACATCCAAGTGCAACGGCAGCCGAAGGTGATTATGATACTCTTGAGGTAGACTTATTATCAAATGGATTTAAGTGTCGTGGCCCATATAATCACATCAACACTTCCGGTGGTAATTATATCTACCTCGCCTTTGCCGAATCCCCATTCAAATTTGCTAATGCACGATAGGAGAAACTAAGATGCCGTGGAAATATAGCGGAAGAATAATCAGAGTTGGCAAGGCGTGGGTTGATAATAACGGCACACAATATCCTGCCGTCTGGAACAACTACAGCGCAGATGAAAAAGCTGCCATAGGCCTTACTTGGGAAGATGAGGTTGCTGCCCACGATAACCGCTTTTACTGGGGTAGAAACGCTGATGGCAGTTTAATCCCTCGCTCATTGACAGATATCAACGAGGTTGATGCTGATGGTAAGGCAATCCTTGACATTGATGGCAACCAGCTTGTTACGCTTGGCCTCAAGTCCAATGCCATAGCCCTAGCCAAGACCCAAGCGGCTGGTCAGCTTGCGCCATATGATTGGTACATTACTAGGAAGTCAGAGAAATCTACAGCTATACCTAGTTCTGTAACCACCTATCGTGATGCGGTGCGTACAGCTTGCACAGCTATAGAGACAAGCATTACTAATGCCAGTGACTTGGCTGCGTTCATGGCACTCTATGACACGCCTGTTGATTCAGATGGCAAGCCAACTGGTAATGCGCCGATTAACGATTGGCCGGAGACAATCTAATGAACGATGAAACTAAAGTTGTCCTAGATGTAGCCGCTGGCACCGGCACAGTCGCCGCGTGGATGGCTATGGTTCCTGACTTTGTAGCCTTGTTTACTGGTGTCTGGGTGTTAATACGCATCTTTGAAACCAAGACCGTTCAGAGGCTTTTAGGGAAAGATGTTTAAGGCAATCGTACTGGCCTGCGCAATAGCGACACCTACCGATTGTATAGAATTTCACGACACTCGCGGCCCATATGATACCCGCGCAGCCTGCGAACGCCGTGCCATGGAGATGGGCCGTGACGTTGGCGAAATGACATCAGGTCTAATGCCTAAGAAATGGCGATGCCAACCATTGAAGAAGGGAATGTTATCCTAGTGGAACCGATTAGCACCGCATTAGCTGGCATTGCGCTTGTAAAAGCAAGTGTGGATGGTATTAAGTCAGCCCTTGGTACAGCCAAGGACATCAGTGCTATTGCAGGCGACATAGACGCGCTGCTTAACGGTCAACAGCAAGTCCAGGCTGCAAGCAATAAGAAAGGCGGCATGGGTATCGCAGACCAGTTTGGCGTTGAGAGTGTTGCAAAGGAACTGATAGACGCACGATTAGCTGCTGAACAGGTGGCTGAAATCAGGCGCTTGACAGACCACAGGTTTGGCGCTGGCACTTGGCAGTCTATATTAGATGAACGTGCTAAGAGAATACGAGAGGCCAGGGAAGCCCAGGCCAAGGCGCGTAGAGAAGCCGCGCTTTCCCAGCAAGAGATGATTGATAACATGAAGATTGGCTTGGCTGTCCTTGCGCTTGCTTGCGTAGTAATCGGGCTGTTTATCACAGTGATGGTATCAACAGCCAAAGCGATTGGCATTGGATGAGTACGACAACAGGGCTTATCGGTGAGTATCAAGCCGCTGCCATTGTGTTGTCATTAGGTTGGCGGGTGTCTATGTGTCCGCAAGATAAGGTTGATTTACTAGCGTGGAAAGATGATGAATTTATCAGGATACAAGTTAAGACTGCGAGCCTACTATTACAGAAAGGCAAGCGCCTTCCGTGTTACCATTTTCAGTTTGGGCATGGACGCCAGAATAAAATTATTGGGAGTGTTAAGGACTATGACATATTATGCTGTGTGGGCTATCAACATAGGAAAGCAGTGTTCTTGCCAGTTTCTGAGGTGCAACAAAAGTCAAAGCGCATGTCGCCTAAGTTATTTGATGAAGATAAAGCGGAGTTTTATTCATTTAATAAAGCGTTGGCGGCAGTAAGAGGACGCAGAGATAGCTAATGAAACAAACAGCAACAAAGTTAAACGAAGCAAGCGAAATAACAATTCCATTGCGGAATCTTATAAGCATGATTGCTTTTACGGCGGTCAGTGTTTGGGTTTATTTTGGACTGACAGAACGAATTAGCTTTCTTGAGCATAACCTTGAACTTGTGATGGAAGAAGTTGAGGAAAATGATAGTTGGATTGATAGCTTTGAGCCACCCAAAAGCGTCCAAGATACTGTGACCAGGGTGCATGACTTAGAGATTGAGATAGAAAAACTTAAACTTATGATAAGGGCTAAACAATGATACAGGCATTGATAGGGCCAGTAACAGGGCTGTTGGATAAATTTGTTGAGGACAAAGACCAGAAGAACAAGCTGGCGCATGAGTTAGCTACTATGGCTGACCGTCACGCGCAAGAACTAGCCAAAGGCCAGTTAGCTGTCAATGCTGAGGAAGCCAAGTCAAGAAGTGTTTTTGTGTCGGGCTGGCGTCCATTTGTGGGCTGGTCATGTGGCTTGGCTTTGTTTGCGCACTTCCTTATCTTCCCAACTGCTGATGTAGTAACCGCATACATGGGTATAGAAGCTGTGGCTTATCCATCTTTTGACATGGATAGCCTAATGACTGTATTATTAGGCATGCTTGGGCTAGGCGGCATGCGTAGCTTTGAAAAATCAAAGGGGCTGACAAAATGAAACGCGGATTATATTCAAACATTCATGCAAAACGTAAACGTATTGCCGCTGGTTCTGGCGAGAAGATGCGGAAGGTTGGCGCAAAAGGTGCGCCGACAGCCAAGGCTTTTAAGCAATCGGCAAAGACAGCAAAGAAGAAAAAGAAATGACCTACCCTCTGTCGCCAAACTTTACCTTAGAAGAAATGGTGAAGTCTCAGGTTGCGGAACGTAAGGGTATTCCCAACGCCCCAGAACTGCATCACATTGAGGCTATGGAACTGCTGTGCGAAAAGATATTGCAGCCTATCCGAGATGAGTTTGGTTCGTTTGTAGTTTCATCAGGGTATCGCAGCCCAGAGTTATGCGTTGCAATTGGCAGTAGCTTGGACAGCCAACATGCCAAGGGTGAGGCGGCAGATTTTGAAGTAGCAGGCATAGATAACTATGACCTGGCAAAGTGGATTGAGGACAACCTAGATTATGACCAGCTTATTCTTGAGTGTTATACTGGCGGCAACTCTGGCTGGATACATTGTAGCTACGTTGAAGGCGGTCGAGGTGAGTCGCTTACATATAACAAGCAAGACGGGTATACCCACGGGCTGAACAAAGATGGCTAAGTCACCAGCATGGCAGCGCAAGGCAGGCAAGAGTAAGTCAGGCGGTCTGAACGCCAAAGGCCGCGCCTCTGCTAAACGCCAGGGCATGAATCTAAAAGCCCCTGTGTCTCGTAAGCAGGCAAAGAAATCGCCCAAAGCAGCAGCTAGGCGTAAGAGTTTTTGTGCTAGAATGAAAGGCATGAAGAAGAAGCTGACAAGTAAGAAGACAGCGCGTGACCCAAATAGTCGTATCAACAAAGCCCTGCGCAAATGGGATTGTTAGTTACAAATAACTAAACTATATCCAGTGCCATCTCTGTGTTTAAATGCTTTGTAAGGAAGTTTGTAATGTCGCGCAGCATCCCTTGCCCTTTCATGTTCAAGCCAGTTATCGAACGTGATTGCCTCACCAGCTTTCAAACTCTTTAAGAATGTCCACCTTCCTCTTTTCCTTGCTGGCTTGCCTAGCTTTGGCTGCCCACAACACTCGCATCTTTTCATAACATTCCCTCCTGTTTAGCGAATAGCAGATGGGTTTCTTACTCCCAAGTATTACCCATCCACCATTTTGTATGTAATGTTCGTAACCGCACACGGCGCATGCAATCTGCCGTGAATCAAACTTTTTCTTTGCCATCTTCCAGCAGTTCTAAAGCAATTGCGCTATAGCCTATGATGTCTACGAATGAATCCACATCATTGCAGTTCGCCCCAAACTCATCTTTTGCCGACAGCCTGGACAGCTTTAAGGCAACCATGAACGCGCAAACTTGTGTTGCACTCATCTTGTGGCCTGTAATCATAGACCCCATTTCGCTGATTTGCCGGAAGTTATCACCCACCGCCCCATACTTAGACCGTTCCAAGAGTATGTCCTTGCAATGGTCTAAAGCATGAAAGGCAGTTTCCAGATTAGAATGGCACTTCATCATCAAGTGCAATCTGCGTCTTAGGCGCTGCTGGCGTTTCAATTGATTCAGCAATCTTGCGCATGCCGCCCTGTCTTACGTTAGCAGCAATGCTTTCGCCACTTGTGTAGTCCTCTGCAATGCGTTCGCTGATGCTTACATCAATAGAACCGTCCTCATTTGCAAAGACAGAGACTTGATGCCGCGTGTCCTTGCTAAGAACCACATCACCTGGTTCCTTGCCTACATATGGCTTCCAGTTTGAATTGCTATGGGTTGCTTTCTTGTCTGGGTCATTCGCAAAGCAGCGAATAGTTGTGATTTTTCTCAAGGCCATTAGGCTTCTCCTGTTGTTAATTTATCTTCAGCATCAAGGAACAGCTTAATAATGTGCTGCGCTGCCTCTGGATTACGTTGTTTGATTTCCTGTATTTTAGGCTTCATAGACTCAAACAGAGTATGAACATTATTGACATGTTTCATCTGACGCAAGCGTGATTTCATGTCTTGCCACACGCCTTTGTCGTGCTTCTCGTCAAGTTCTTCACGGGTCATTTCTTTGGGTGGCTCAGACGGGGCCGGAGATGCTTGACTTGGAGGGTCTTGTTTCTCGACAGCCACCGTCTGATTCTGTTTGATATTCTCTGCCTTGCGTGGCACTGCATCCATTTCATTAGCAGATGCGTACTCGCCGCCAGACAAACCAAGACTAGCTAATGCCCTGCCTATAGCAGATGTCTCTGCGTTTTCCAAGGCAGAAGTTGTGTTGACATGGCCTTGCCCTCTGATTTCTTCAGCCATGCCAGACCCAACCGTGATGCCGTTACTGTTTGTAACAACGGCTTTGACAACAACGCGGTGTCCATCATCCACAATAATCTTTGTGTCGATACCAAACTCTGCACCAAGCACACGGCGAAACGCCTCGACACGATGCACCACTTGCAGATACATCTTGCCGCCCTTTTGCTTGATAGCGTGGTCTTTATAGTAATCAGCCACGACTGTCATTGCTTGTGTTAAATCAGTCATTGTCATTCACCTCCTCATTGTAGTCCGTAATCGCTTTCATAAATGACGCAAGCATAGTCTTGAGTTCATCCAAGTCTTTCTGCATGTGCGCCATGTCTCGTTCGATGCGGTTCAATCTCTCTTGTGTAAAGTCGATTGCTTGCGCATGTTCCTGTTCTATCTCAGTCATACTTACCCTTCCCTTTCGGCTTCCCTGCATTGAAACCCTTATTAACTTTAATCTGGCTGTAGTTATTTTTCCTAATAACCCTGCCCATAGCGTCAGTCTTATCGTTTACCTCTGGTATTCTCAACGCTGCTTCTATCTCATCCCTAGTCGGTACTTTCATTCTACCCTCCAAGTTTGTTTAGCAATCTCAAGTATCTCAGGGCCATGCCGCTGCGCTATCTCTGCAAAGTCAGGTGCAACCATACCAAACAGGGTTTTCCAATTGCCATTAGCAGCTTTCATAAGGTTTTGAATAGTCAGCCACCGCTGCGCTATTCTTTCATAGGCTTCTTCTAATGCGTCAGGCTTCAGCATGTCGCAGTTATCAGGTGTGCATAGGTTGTAACCCTCGCCAGTAACAAACAGCAAAGCTGGTATCAGGCCAGTGCCTTTCCAGTACACGGCCTGCTGCGCTACCTGATTCCAGGTGGGTTCTGTCTTTGGTTTAGGTATACGCCAAGTTCTTGTGCCATCCTTCTTGGGCGGGTTGGCTACTGGCAAACTGCACTTTAGGTCAATCTGTCTTGTGTCATCAGCATAATCCAGGAACATAATGGTAGGTATGTCTAGCCTGTCATCTTTGAATACACGCTGGTATTCGCCCACCATCTCCACGTTCTTGCCAAAGTATTCTTCCGTGCCTCTGACTGCATGACCTATCATTTCTGGGATAGCTTCTTTGCAAGCCTCAAAGACTTCCATGTCCTTGCCGCCATCCCATTTAATAGGCTTGTATTCCATGTACTCTGTCATGGCATGTCTTACTGCCTCGCCTAGTGTTAAGCCCTCTTGCTGGCCTCTGACGGGCGAGTAATCATGCAGCCCAAAGTAATGGTCGCAGCCCTGCTGTACTATCTGCCCTGCCCTTGGCCTAGCTGACATTGGAAACTGCATCTTGTATTCTTTGCGAATGTATAGTTTGAACAGGTTTTCATAGGTGGATTGCGTACCACCTGATGCGCTGTTGTGATAACAACCGAAATCTTTTCGATAGTCTGGTATTGTATATTCAGTCATTCCGTTCTCCAAACTCTCACCTGTTTCGGAGTACCGCTGTTCATAAGTCTTTTGCTGCCCTTCATGCCCATAGCTTTAAGCCTTTGTATCAAGCTAGTAGCCCTTACGTCTGCCCATCTTTGGTTTCCAAAAGCACCCAGGTCATCAGTAAACAGCACTGAATCGCCCACTTCCATATTATCAGCTAATCTCTTGTAAAGCCCTCGCCCCTGCGTGGGGATTGGGATACCTTTTTCGATGCAAACTTCTTGCATTTGACCCTCCATTTATTACGCTATGCGTTTTCAATACTCTGTCTTACCAACCCATTGCCAATCTGTCAACACTGATATATGGTGTTTGCATGTATTTACAGGATTACATTAAAGAACAAAGACTTAGCATGCG